TGAATTATTTTTTCCAAATTGATTTTCAGAAATCGAAAAATGGACATTTATTGATGTCCGTTTTTCGATTTTCTGAAAAAGACATGAACTTTTTGTGTTTTGTGACCATAATGTAAAATTAGCGTCTGGTGGCTAAAAAAATATTTTTCACTTTGTGACGATAAAATTTTTATTTTTGATTCGGTTTTATTTAGGGAATTTTTTTCTGTCCTCTAATTAGAGGACAAATGGATTACAATTTTAATGCCGAAAATGCCCAAAAATTTAATTGCATACGATGTGACTTCGTATGCTGTAAGTTGTCTAATTGGAACAAACATTTATTGACATCTAAACACAAAAAGAATGACACAGAGTTACAAATGGATTACATTTTTGATGCCGCGAAAGATAATATTGAATATATTTGTGAATGTGGTAAAATATATAAACACAGACAAGGTCTTTGGAAGCACAGACAAAAATGTAATTTTGACGACATGCAAAACTCGATTGTAACGTGTAACGACCCCCCAAACAACGACCTCGTAACCTACTTGATGAACGAAAACAAGGAGCTGAAAAACATGATTATGGAGGTGTGCAAAAGCAATTCAAACACAATCAACAATAACATCAACAACACGTTAGGATGAGGTATATATTGACAAGACAATGTAATTATGATATAAATATGTATTGATAGATATATCATAAAATGAGCGAATACGACAAAGCAATGGAAGCTTTTTGGGGCCTGTATATTGCTGGAGCACCTGCATTGGTATTTTCAACACTTGTTGGGTTGTCTGTTGGTATATGTAGCGAACTTGACAATGCGACGTCACCCCGTACGCAGAAAAATTCGGCAATTACGTCGTTTGTCAATATAACCGGTTGTACTAGTATTGGAGTATTGTCGGGAATATTCTGGCCAATTGCAATGCCATTATTGAGTGTCGGCGCAATCTACAACAAATGGAAGCCGTCGACTAGTAAGTGCGTAGATAAACATCTATAAACACGGACAGATTTTTGAATGAAATAAATTTTTCAGTTCGCGAAAAGCATTGCGCTTATTTCGAACAATATCCTTGATGTTTTCGCGAGGAATAGGTGTAGTGTTTTCATCTGGTTTCGCCGCCTTTTTATAAGGCTGAAACGCCGAATTACTAGAAGGTTCTATGTAAACGGAATTTTTCATTTTGTAAATCATATACAATAGTTCTATATTTTCATTTTTTTTACTAAACGAAAATATTTAGATGGTAGGTTTGGTTTGGTTTAAGAAAGCTTCTTATCCTTATCAAGAGTTTTGGTTTTGTCCTCCTCTTTAAATTTCTGATAATTCTTGCCCATGGTTTCCATACTGGTTTCGCATCCACGCGCCAATAATTTAATCTGTACAATAGAAGTTAAGAGGACACCAGTGTATACAAACCACATAGCTTCGCCTATTTGGTCTCGCATAACAACCAAGTCGAACAATCTACTTTGCAACTCGAATGATTCATCGCTATCTGTTTGGAATCTCGGCTTCATCAAAACTCGCAAAGTGTCCCAATAATTCAAAAAATTCGAAGGCACCATCTGATTTATCAATATTGACTTCTCTCCGAATATTTTCATGACAGCATCGGCAGCATCTTGCATTTTACCCTTAAGCTCCGGTTGGTTGATATCCGATGCGGCATCTATTTGGGATTGGATGTTTCTTTCCATGAGAAGCTCGGTCAATATAGAATTGGCCTCATTTGACACGTAGTAATATCCAACAACGTCGGAAAATGCGCTCTTGAAACCCGGGAAGAGAACCAACACAACAATCATCACTCCAAAGATTAGAATCCAGGGAATAAATGTATAAGAGCCGGCGACTCCGATATTGTCAGTCAAATTACCTCCACACGTTGTCGCCAAGAGTGAGGAGTTCACTAGGAACTGAATAAGCACAGTCAAGAGGAAATAAACACCTAAATACGTGTAACGCTCTGATGCGTATGCTATGTAAGTTTCGTCATTAGACATTATGTCAATAGTCAGGGTCGGTTTCAGAACCATGTAATAGACAACCGTCGTCAGTATAAAAGATATGATGTTGAATAGTGGGTTTGCCATACTTATTATGTATAAATATAAATATAATTATACAATCAACAATTATGGATGATTATTTTTCTAAACCAGCATTGACGGAACCAGGCGTGAAGTATTTTCTCAGCAATACGTTGAAACAATGTCACATAGTGAAGGACAAATTTTACAACACTATGGTCAACGTCGGATTGTTTTTCATATTTATGATTGTTTTAGGGGGGATACTCTTGTACAAGTATAAGGGGCGATTGACCCCGTTGGAAAAATACAAGAAAACTAAGGAAAAACAGCAGTACATTTTGTCAAAGATTAAAGAGTTGCAAGAGTCGAAAAAGCGAGCAAGCCAAGAACTTATTACTGGACTGCCGTCGTGGGACAATGAGTACGACGCTATGAACAAACGATAGGTTTGACTTGAAACACATTTAAACATATTTCATTTCATTGCATAGAGTCTAAAATGGGCGACCTTTTTGAAATAAAACAATTTTTGGAACTATTACAAATAGAAATAGAAATGGAAAGAAAGAAAAAAAATGTGAATCTTCCAGTATCACAACTATTACAACTATCACAAACAGAAGAAAACCCACGTCTATTTGGTTATTTTAAATGTAGCAAATGTAATAAACAATGGACAAGTGCGCATTCATGGCGAAATAAATGGCAAAAATGCAGTGAATGTGAAATCAATATTCATCCATATAATCAAGAAAAGCTTGCAAAATCATCTACACGGAAACAACCTTTAAAGTCACATAATAGAGAATGTTGTCAAAAATGCATAGAACTTGGTAGAGGATGTGATTCTTAGAACCTTTAGCCTTGGAAAGATTCTGGTAATAATAAGTATAAAATAATAAGTATAATATATAAATGGCGGATACCGTAGCAGAATCAATCGATAAATATTACAAAATGAAAGATGAATATGAGAGCGGCATTAAAAAAAAGGTCGATGCTATTAGGAAAGACGATACAAAAAGCTTGAAGGAGAAGCGCAATGAGTTCAAAAAATTAAAACCACTGTGTTTGTTGTGTAAAAGGCCAGGTGGGACCATTTTTTCGACAACAGTCCAGGGAGGGAGAATAGTGTCAGCTGTTTGTGGCAGCGAAACTCCGTGCAACCTCGACATCAAAATTAACTTGGGTGAATACGAATCGGCCAGAACGATGATTGCTTCTCAGCAGGAGAATCTAAACAAACTAAAAGATACAGTCATTCACTATAAGAACCAGTTGTTGTTTGGTTACAAGACTGCCAAAGATATACTAGAGGACTATGAAGCAATTAAATCGGAAATCTCTGATGCTAACATTCGACTGGTATTCTACATACAAGAATATTTCGATATTATCGATAGTCCAAAGAAAAATGATAAATTGAAGCGTCTAGTCGAAAAATCATACAACGCGATTGGTGAAATGAAAGAGTACATTGCCAATAATAACGTAGATGACGCTGTTGGAATATATGTGCATCAGTTGTCACCAATTTTGAAAGAGATAATGCAGAACAAGTATTCGAGTAGTAGTGTCGCGTACGATGATGAAACGAAAACATTTGCATTGGTACAACAAAAATACACGTTGCAGGATATTGAGACTAATGATATCCACCAGCCCGAGGTTATCAAATTCAACATGTCTGCACCGAAAAAAGCAGCGCAGAAGCAGAAGCAACCACAAGATGATGATGACGATTCGTATGGAGAGAGATAAAATTGAACCGACTAATAGGAAAGATGCAAAAATATTATAACAACTAATTATATATCATGTTCAACTACATTTCACTGCCGACCTTTATGATAAGCTTCGCAATTGGGTTGTTGTTTATCTATTTATTGGGACCGGACATGAAGACGGTTTACATTTACCCGAGTCCAGAAAATGTCGAGAAAATATTATTCAAGGACAAGGCCGACAATTGTTTCTACTTCAAACCCGTTGAAGTCAAATGTCCGACTGATAAGAAACTAATCAACCAGATACCCATACAGGCATAGTTTTGCAAACATTATATATACATAGTATATACACAAACAATGGTCGAGTTCGGAAAATTCTTTCACACCAAAGCAGGAAAACAGATAATGTCAATACTGCTTGGATTTGGGTTGGCGTCGTTATTTAGAACTGTTTGCAAAGACAAGGACTGCGTGATATTTCATGCACCGCCTTTAGAAAAACTGAAAGATAAAATATACAGTTACGACAACAAATGTTACAAGTATGTTGCGACGCCCACAAAATGTAGCAGCGACAAGAAAATAGTAGATTTTTGAATTGTCACTATAAGTAAGTATTATTGCGTAATTATTATAATTCATCCTTCTTTGTACTAATTATGATGAGCGATTCAACTAATATTTCAGATTTGCCAACCGACCCTGCTGGTGGAAGAGGCGGTGGCGTCAACAGCAATATTACCATGAGTGCATCTGAAAATATAAACATGTCGGCTCCTTCTAGCACCTTCAATTTGGACCAAACAACGATAAATCAGATAGTGTCTGGGCTCCAGCAAGCAACTACCACTGGCGCGACAATGCTTCCGTCGAGAGACATTCCGATGAACACTGGCGGCCTTACATCAGACCCCCAAATACAGGCGAATTACATACCACCCCCTATTCAAGCCGACTATATTAAGAACTACGAAGAGACGGGTGACATTGTCGGCAATTATAACAAAAATTCAAACAGGTCGAGTTCACTCGACGACATGTACAATGAGCTCCAAACGCCGATTTTGCTGTCAGTCCTGTACTTTTTATTTCAGTTGCCGCTGTTTCGGAAGTATCTGTTCAATTACTTTCCAATCCTCTTTTCCAAGGACGGTAACTTGAACATTAATGGGTTTGTGTTCAACAGCGTCTTATTCGGCCTCATGTTCTATATGCTGAACAAGGTGACTGTCCATTTTGGACAATTCTAGTCCGGCACGCAAATGCGCGCAAACAATGATAAAATATTCAAATGATATATAATAATATTATTTGAATGATAGACGGGTATGTCAATAAGTTAATGGACAATCTGCCGGTCAAACCAAAGCACATGCGCATCGACATTGTATTGGATGGAGGGGCATTCAATGGCAGCTACTTGATAGGTGCACTGTATTTCTTGAAGGAGATGGAGAGACGCAAACACGTCACCATCGAACGAATTTCGGGCGCCAGCATTGGCTCCTTGATAGGGTTTCTGTATTGTATCGACAGGTTAGACATTGCGTGCGAAACGTACAATATTTTCAGAACCAACTTGAGCGAATCCTACAACTTCAAATGCATTAATGAACTGAAGAAGTACATTGGTTCCGATGCTCTCTCGAACGATGTTTGCAAATTGGTGAATGGCAAATTGTTCATAGTATACAATAACATAAAACGAGGAACAAAACCTGTGAAATGCGTTTACAAAGATGCCGATGAAATTATAAATACGATTACGAAGTCGTGTTATTTGCCTTTTATCACAGACGGAAACATGTTACACAATAACAAATACATTGACGGCATAAACCCGCATATCTTCAAAGAACAATCAGGTAAAAAAATTCTGTATTTGAATTTGCTCGGCTACGATAAAATTCAAGGACTGTTCAACGTGAAGAATGAAAAGACTAATTTTCACAGAATACTCACCGGAATGTTGGACATTCACTGTTTTTACATTAAAGAATCGACGACGTCAATGTGCAGCTATGTAAATGATTGGACGCTGACGCAGAAATGCAATCATTTAATCCGGCGAATTAGTGAAAAGTTGATAGTGAATTTTATTGTAATCATATTGTTTGTAAGACGAAACATACCAATCGACGTTGAATCGAACCTGTTGTACAAGGTAATATCGCGCTTGTCGTTTGAAATGTTCAAAATCATTCTAGAATTCAACCTTTAGAATCAACCTTTTCAACCTTTCAAAAAGGTTGAGCCAAACCCTGAGGCTAATTGTATAAAAAGGTTGTATAAAAAGGTTGTATAAAAAGGTTGTATGTTTGGCTCGGGGTTTGGCTCAACCTTTTTTAAAGGTTGAAAAGGTTGATAGGGTTGAAAATAAACTATTTTTCTTCGTTTTATTCTTCTTGCGCTTTTTTGGAGGTGGCGCCCTCTTATTTTTTTTGGTCGTCGTTTTTTCACTAGGTTTGTAGTTCAAGAACCATTCGTCGAACTCCTTAGTTCCGCGCTTACCCCGCAGCTCTTTGAACATTTCCGCCTTGTGTGCCCGCATTTCCTCGACAGAATCCTGGTGACCATAACACGTAACGCTGAACCGTCGAAGCAACCCCTTTTGTTGCAGGCGATTCTTCTGCTGGACATCAAATAAAAATTTCGACATGCACAAAATTCGGTCCAAGAAATTGGAATAGTACGGTCTGTTAGTGTACAAGAACGCCAAATAAAAACTCAACATTGTGTCGACGGTTGCGACCTTGATTTTGTCGCCTTTTATTTTGATAACATTGTAACTGTGGCATGCGATTGGTTTGTAAACAAACGCGATAGTGTCCTTTCCGATATTTATTTGATAGTGCTCGGGTATGACCTCCCCAATAGGTTCATATTTGATGATTTTCACGTTTTGTATTCCAGCGTCGTTCAACCGTTCCTGCACTACTTCACAGGTAGACACGGGGTCGTTGGATAGAACGTCAAAATCGGCAATATTGTGTAAATTCATCCTCTGTTTTTTGGGCATATACTGGGAATACAATATTATCGCGAATCCACCAAAGAAGACAACGCCTTCATTTATAAGTGCATGTTTTACAACATTGTATACGTCGTCCTCCTTTGATTTATCAAACATCTCTCTTTGGTATTCGACCTTGTCGCAGTCTACCGACGTAAGTGGATAGTGCTTGTTCAGAAGTCCAAGTCTCTTGAACACCTTTTCAAAGCGGTCAATTTGTCCAGCTGGTCTCGAGAGTTCGAGGTACATTGCCATTTTCAAAAAATTGGGCGGGCAATACAGTATTCCCTTGACACGAACTGCCTCCTTCTTAAGTGAATCAAACAGTTCCGCGGGGATGTAAGTCAAATCGGCTACACCAAAGTAATTGCAGAACACTTTGAAAGTGCCGTGGTGGCTGCCGGCTCGCGCTTCTACTTCAGTGTAACCGCGTTTCACAAACATGTCTGCCAACTCTTTGGCGTCGCCAAGTGCATTTGGCGTGTAGAAATCATAGTCGCTCAACTCGACGTCCTTGTCGTAAATCTTGTCTTCGCTAGGGAGCAATGCATCGATTGCCACACCTCCATAACAAATCAAGTTCTTCTTTTTTATAAATGTCTCGACAATCTCTATTATATCTTGAACATCTGGGCTATTCACAATACGTTTGCCTATTTTTTTTTCGGCTAAGTCAACGGCGCTCCGAAGAATAGCTAGCTCGCAATCTTGGAAGGTCATTGATTTATTGCAAAGTTTGGGTTTCATATTATATATATAATGATATAATATCAGATAATATCAGATAATAATTATATAACGCGCATTATCTATATTACACCAATGCCATTGGCCTTATCAGAGGCGACCTTGTAAGCCGCTGCCCTTTCAGCATTAGCCTGGGCTAAATAAACTGTTTTGAGATTCTTAGGGAAGTTATTTAGAGAATTTATAGAAGACAACTTTTTATTGTAAACCGCATCAGCGGCGGCCTTCTCAGACGCCTCCTTTACTTTTCTATCAGCAGCAGCCTTAGCTAGAGCAACCTGTTTATCAGATGTCTCCTTAAGTAGAGCATTTTGTTTATTACGGTAAGCTATAAAAGCAGCATTCATAGCTGCGGCCTTATCAGCTGCGGCCTTATCAGCTGCAGCCTTATCAGCTGCAGCTTGAGCTGCTGGATTAAAAACGGCTGGTTTTGCAATACCAATAGTCATGACTGGTTTTCCAGCAATAGGAGCAACAGGAGCAAAAGGAGTAGCTACAGTTGGTTTGGCAGCAACGGCGATAGGAGCAATAGGAGCAGCTACAGTTGGTTTGGCAGCAGCTTCCGCAACAACGGCGGCTGGGAGATTATATGCAGTCGACGCAGTCGATTTATTAGAGGAATCCGAAACAACGAATGCTGTTCCACCAACCAAATCATAACTTTGCGTTCTCGGAGCAAAGGAGTATGCTGGATTCGCGGGTGCAATCTTAACACTAGTGGCAATATACCGCAGATTTGTCGGTTTCAACTTGAACGCGCTGCCAGCTTCGTTGAAAAACATGGTGTTGTCTTTCAAGAAGTTGTCGACGTATTGATAACGCATGGCAACCATTTGGCAACCCAATTCTCGAGTCAACGGCCCACTGGGGTTCGACGGGTTTGTTCCCTTGTCGGGGAATACAATCGTCATTGCCGTCTGATTGAACTTTTTCAATTCCGCCACATCCGGCGTGTTTTTCACATCAAAATAACGGTGCGCCCTTATATACGGTGAGTTGCTGATTGCATTTATGAACTCCAACAACCCGTCTGTTTCAAGGAATGAATTGTTGGTTGCATCTACAATCAAAACAATCTTGTTCTGCAAATCCAGTATGGGTGCTTCTCCTAAATTCTTGTTGTTATTCATGAAACTGTACATGCTACCCAACATTGACCCTGTATAGGTTTTGAAAATCCTTGCGATTTCCTGATACATTACAGGGTTGTTGCTCTTGAACCGCAAATGAAGTATTATCGGGTCAGTGTAATTTGGTGCGGTAGACGAAGAGAATCCATAGTTTTGCACGACGTTCATCACGGACGAAAAATTTACGGAATTGTATGTTTCCTTTGAATAGATATTGTCGGACGTGGATGTCGAAACAACCGGCTGATTATCAACTGAATAAATTTCAAAATCCAAGCACCTCACCCCCTCATTCAAAACACTCTTCAAGTTGCAAACGTCAACGAAATCGTTCTTGTACGACCCTCCACTGCACGCATTGTATGCCGTTTTAATGTAATAGTCATACAATTTGTATTTGTGGTCAGGATTCGATTCCGCAATTGGCTTTATGTATCCATTGATAGTTGGATATAAATTGTTCATGTAAGAACATTCACTTTTCTGGAGACGATTCGTATTCAAAATATAAACAATCGTTAGAAACAGAATAAAGAGGATGAACATAAAAATCATTCTTGCTACGAAATCTTCTTCTAAATTCGATATTGCATGAATTAATGTTTGTGGTCTTTGTGACATTATTTAATATATTGTTAGAGTATTTTTATAATTGAACATGAAACAATTAAAGTTAATACAGGTTTAAATAATATTAATATAGTGTATATAATAAATGACAGGAGGCTTAATGCAATTAGTGGCTCAAGGCCAACAAAATATAATATTAAACGGCAATCCTAGCAAATCGTTTTGGAAATCGACGTATGCGAAATACACTAATTTTGGACTGCAGCATTTTAGATTAGACAGCGAAGGCACGCCGACGCTCCGCTTAACCGAAGAGTCTACATTTACGTTCAAGGTGAAGCGATATGCCGATTTGCTGATGGATTGCTATTTGTCTGTCACTATGCCTAATATATGGTCTCCGATAATGCCGCCACAAGCAGTGCAAAAAATCGACGCGAGCGGCAATCCGGTAACGATATATACGCCATGGGCGCCGTACGAGTTCAAGTGGATAGAAAATCTAGGAGCGCAGATGATAAGTAACATAACCATCACGTGTGGAAATCAGACGCTGCAAACATATTCGGGTAGATACATGCTCGCATCGGTTCAGCGCGATGTCGGGAAAATCGGTCTCTTCGACGAGATGTCGGGAAACACCGCCGAGCTGAACGACCCTGCCAATGACCGCGCACACGTGAATTCATACCCCAATGCTTATTACACCGAGAGCCCGGCCGGCGCGCAACCGTCCATCAAAAGTAGGGTTATTTACATTCCTTTGGGGGCCTGGTTCAACTTAAGGACGTCGATGGCATTTCCATTGGTTTCGCTGCAGTACAACGAGCTGCAGATAAGCGTGACATTCCGACCCATCTGCGAGTTGATTCGTATCCGCGATGTGATGGACAGCGTGAATCAGTATCCTTACGTGGCACCCAACTTCAATTTGTGGTACATGCAAATGTACCGTTTCTTGCAGACCCCACCCGACGAGAAGATTGGCATCGATTCTTACACCGACACGCGAAGCATTTGGAATGCCGATATCAACATGAGCTGCACCTACAGTTTTCTCTCGAACGACGAAGCTCGCTTGTTTGCAAAGAACGAGCAGAAGTACATGTTCAAACAGGTGAACGAGAAGGTCTTCTACAATGTCAGTGGGCAGAACAGGGTTGACTTGGATTCGCTGGGGTTAGTCACCGGATGGATGTTCTATTTTCAGCGGAGCGATGTGAATTTGAGAAACGAGTGGTCGAATTTCACAAATTGGCCGTACAATTACGTGCCGAATGATTCGTACCCTGGAAGTGCAACTGGTAATTTCCCTAATCCCAACACCACAAAGACGTCGGTGAGCGCAACAATAGGTCCAGGTGTGAACACTGATGGGTCGGCAACTGGTTTGTTCATCAGCGGCGCTTACAATCCGCAAAACATCAAGGACATTCTGATTGGGATGGGGATATTGATGGACGGGCAATACAGAGAGAATGTGCTGCCAGTTGGCATTTTCAACTATGTCGAGAAGTACACGCGAACGGCAAGTGTTGCGCCCGACGGGGTGTACGTGTACAATTTTTGCTTGAACGCGTCTCCGTCAGACCAGCCGTCGGGTGCAATGAACATGAACAAATTCAAAAACGTTCAGCTGGAGTTCACAACAATCGTCCCGCCGATAGACCCGTTGGCGCAAGTGCTTACCATTTGCGACCCCGACACTGGCGAAATCATCGGAATCAATAAACCCACTTGGAGAATATTCGACTATAACTACAACTTGTACGTGTTTGAAGAGAGAATCAATGTGGTGACGTTCGTGGGTGGAAACGCAGGACTGATGTATGCGACGTAGTTAGGTTAGGGGAACCCAGTAGGGGAACCCAGGTTCCCCTATGACCCCTCCTATATTTGTTTTTTTGCTATTTTTCCTACTAGGGAAACTTAGGTTTCACTATATTTATTTTTTTGCTATTTTTCCTATCAGAGGAGGGGTCATAGGGGAACCTAGGTTCCCCTACTAGGTTCCCCTAACTACGTATTTGACGCAAGAGGCCCATCCTCAATAAATTCGCCTGTCATTGAATATCGCTCCGGATAGTGTGGCATGTCCGGGAGTCCACTCAACTTATACCTCTTGTTAAACTCGCACTGACTCATGTTGAACGAATCTTTCCACACATTGACACCCAGGTTGGCCATGACTGGCCGGTCGAATTTGTCAGATGTAATGCGAGCACCTTGAGAGCCATTGTCGCTTGTTAAAGACAATGACATTGACGAATACTTTTCGATACTTGGATAATTATACAAGAATGCAATGATGCACAAGCCCAGCAAAACAAACCCTAGTGTATTTTGGTTTTTCATATATACTACTACAAAACATTTAAATTTTGGACTTATTTAGATGATTTGGTATTTTTTATATAAGATTAATATAAGCGCAATCAATGTCAACAACGATTCCATCAACTATAGACAAGAAAAAGGAACAACAAAAAGGACCTATTAATAAAGACGTGGGTACAAAAACAGCAGTCTTCTTGTCGAAAGTGTTATTCGCAGTTTTGTACATTTTTATATATGTTTCTCTCGGAGGAGTTTATTTATACTTTGCAAAGATAGCACAATCTAACATTTTGCCTACGGATACCGAATGTGCGCCATATGCAGGAGAACCCTCGAAATACAATCCACGAGTTGACAAGATTAACATTAATATATTCAATCACGGCGACAAATCAATGAAGATAAGGTTTGAAAACGAAGGGAATAACGCAATAAACTGGATGCTAGATGGACTACGCGAAAAAAAGAACAAGAATAGTACAGGTTTCCTTACGAACTATTTCATTTCAATACTCGAGGGGATAATGGCGTTTAATTACAGTTGGCACAATGCAGTGTTCAATACATTCAACAGCTATCTTAGCGAGACTGCAATATTATTGTTCAGTCCGTTTTTTATGGTGATTGTAATGTTTTGTATTTTCTGGCTGAATATTGCAAATATTGTCTACTTATGGATTTCAAATATGTCGTGGTTTTTCAAGACAAATGCCAATGCTGATGACGCGTCTCCAAGTGCCAAACCAAACTGGGTTAAGTCGGAAGGTAGTTTTTCGTTTGCTGTTTCATGCGCATTCACAATCATAGGATTGTTTGCACTTTATGGCGTTATGTTCGGAGCGGCAAGTATTGGACCACTGTTCAATCTAATATGCTTCTTTTCAATCCTGGCTTACACGGGAACCATGCGGAACGAGCTTGGAAATTGGAATCAGGTTGGGATTGTTGACATTCTAATGGACGTTTTCAAGTATTTCAAAGTGACAATCATGGTGTTATTTAGTATATTGGTAACATACTATGCGTTTACAACCTTGGGGAACAGGTCAGGCGTTGCATCGATAGTTTTGCTATTGATTCTTACTTTTACAACTTCTAGTGACATGTTTCAACAAATAAGACCCGGTGCATTGACACCAAATGTAAAGTATGAACAAGCATCTAAGTGGTGTGGTGGTATGGGGAACAGGGAAAGACAGGGATTGATGGCACACTTACGTGGGCAAAAGGGTGGATTTAAAGGGCTAGCAACTATAGCGAGTAGATTGTGATTGTGATTGTGATTGTGATTGCGATTGTGATTGCGATTGTGATTGTGAATGAATAACAAAACACGTGATATTGTAATAAAATATACTACAATATCAATAATGAGAATATCACAAAAATCCATGTTAACATTCTTCAATGTTAACGGAACACTGATATCTATCAGTCTAGCAAAGTATATTATTTTTTATTGCTTGAGAGACGTGTATTTTGTAAATAAATTATTTGTAACGTACTGTGTGTATATTATACGCAATTATTTCATGATGTTTTTGCTAACAAGTGTCATTAGACGCAAAGAATACATCACAGCGGCCAATGTTAGTAATGATTCAAACTATCAAATAACCTCACATTTATATGTCTTTTCAACCACTTTTTTAGAAACCGGCACAAACATGTTCTTATACAACAAATTGACACACAACCCGCCTTCATTGTCCGACATAACTGGCTCAATCGTCTATTTTATACCGGTATCATTTGCATTTGAAATTATTTTAGATTTTTTTCACTACTGGTCACACCGAATTTTACACTTGAATAAATATTTGTATACAAGGTCACATAAAACACATCATAAATTCGCAAACCCTGTAATGATAAATGCGTATTATTTTAGTCAGACAGACATATTTTGTACTATAATCGTTCCAATGATATTGACTGTGAATATATTTCCATACCAATTATCCTTCTTTGATTTAGTAATGATTTCCGTTTACAAGCAATACTCAGAGTTGGCTGGGCATTCAGGTAAAATGTTGGCACCCGTATCGTCATTTCCGCAATGCATATGGATTCCACGATTATTGAATATTGAATTGTACGCAGAAGACCATGATTTGCATCATAAAGTAAGCCACTGCAATTTTGCAAAACGTTTTTCGTTGTGGGATAAAATATTCGGCACGTATGTTCACAAACGCATCAAATCTGCTGAATAATATCTTTATATATGGCGTATAATTCACCCGATGCTTTCATCTTACCCAAATCAATTCCGTTTTTGTATGTAATCTTTACATTTGGACGATTGTCAATGTTTTTGCAGTGTTTTATGTGGTGATTATCATTTACATTTGTAATACTGCTGTCTCCATACAAGTAGTAGTTTGTTGTTTTATTGATGATACCATATTTGGATAAATCGACATAACTCAAATGATATTTGTCTCTCCGACCATACAGTATGCTGATTGGGTTGAATACAATTACATCAGCAACGTTCAACAGCGAGCCATACAATAACGCAGCATATGCACCGGCAGAAGTTCCAGTAAATATAACCCGTTTGTACGCCTGTAATTTGTTTCTCAAATATGCAACAGTTGTTGGGATGTTAGTTGAAATATTATCGATACCATGATGATAACACATTTGTTTAGTGTCTCTGTAAAAAAATTTATCAACATTTGTGAAATTGGTCGTAATGAAATTTAAAAAATCATATGGGGGTATCCCACCCATCTTCAATGCAAACCCACCGAAGCATACTACTACGGTATCATTATTGTTCGTTATAATAAATTCAGATTCCGTCGATAAAGATTCCATTGATATATACATTACTATATTAAATTTTGGAAAAGTATTGATATAAACACTTCGTTGTATGTTTTCCAATCAAATGACGAACAAGAATAAGACTAAGAACAAGACTAAGAACACGAATAAGAACAAGACCATGCAACATAACTCGGTAACTCCGTTTGTCAGCATATGCACGCCGACGTTCAATCGACGCCCGTTCATCCCGTTCATGATAAAGTGCTTTGAACACCAGACGTATCCCAAAGAGAGAATGGAGTGGATTATAATCGACGATGGCACAGACAAAATCGAAGACCTGGTATCGCATTTGCCACAAGTAAAGTATTTCAAATATGACGAGAAAATGTACCTTGGCAAAAAGCGAAACCTGGCGCACGAGAAAAGCAATGGCGACATTATTATTTACATGGACGATGATGACTACTATCCTCCGTGCAGAGTCAGCCACGCAGTTCAGACGCTCCAGCAAAATCCCACGGCGCTTTGCGCGGGGTCAAGCGAAATGCACATTTTCTTTAAGCACATTAACAAAATGTACAAGTTCGGTCCGTATGGCCCCAATCACTCCACCGCGGCAACATTTGCATTCCGCAGGGAGCTTTTGAAGCAAACCAAGTACGATGATAATGCCGCGCTGGCGGAGGAGAGGCATTTCCTGAAGAACTACACGATTCCATTTGTTCAGTTGGATACAGTGAAAACGATTCTCGTCTTCTCTCATATCCACAATTCGTTCGACAAGAAACTGCTGTTGGATGGCGCACCAAATAATTTTGTGAGGCTCTCGGACAAGACGGTTTCGGATTTTGTACAAGAAGAGGATTTATTGCAGTTTTACATTGAGGACGTTGACAAATTGCTCACGACCTACGAGCCTGGAAAACCGGAAAACAAGCCGGATGTTTTGAAACAGATGGACGAGCTCAAACAAAAGAGAGAGCAACTGCAGCACGCAAATCAGGAGGTTTTGACAAATCGAATCAATGAGATGAACGGAATCATACAGCGATTGATGATAGAAAATGGCGCACTTAAGGAGAAGGTCGCATATTTGGAGGATACTATTAAGAAAATTATATCAAAACACATAAGCCAAAACCAAAACCAAAACACATAAACCAAAACAAGAATTTATAAATTACACATTTCAATAATTTGTAAAAATACATTTATTCATTCTCACCTCACTCACATACACCATTAAAATCCATATCAACCGCATCGACGTCAATCTCCTTGTCTTCCGTGTCCGCCGCATTCTCTTTCGTGTACTTGTCCAAGTACCTGTAAATCCTATTAATGTCCAGCTTTGAAATCTCGTGGTTCTCGAACATCGCCAGCAACTGATTGTCGTCACACTTGTTCTTCAATTCGACGAAGAATCCGAACAAATCCTTCTTGTCCATGCCCAGCTGCTGACACAAATTCTGAATGAACAGGGAATTGTTGTACTCAGTCGAGTACTTTGTCAACACTTTTGTAAATCGAACCTCTGACGGGTCGTACTTTGGTTTCTTTCCAGCAAAGTGTTCGTGGTACATCTTGTTGTTGTTCATGGTCTTCATGAGCGAGCTCATTTCGTTGAACTGCCAGATTTGTTTTTGGAACGTGATTCTGTCGATATAGTCGGCGAAGGAAACATTTTCCAGCTGTCGAATATAAAACGGAATCGAATCCTTCTTGTCCATCTTCTCCAACACGTCGATAATGTTCTCGTGCCACAACAGACCGACACTCGTCCTGTCAGTCTCGTTCATCACGCTATTGTGCTTGTCGATGCCGTAATAATTGTTCATGAGCCGCTGCGTGATTTTCTTCGTATCGTCATTGTACGACTTCAATTGAAAGTATTTTTCAATAATTTCGTTGCCGAATATAGCCGGATTAGCATTGTACATATTGTATACATTGTTGAGTTTCCGTAAATCGCCCTGCACAAACCCGTGGATTTTCACCCTCACGTCGTCGGACACTGTTGGGAGCAACGAATCAATTATGACCTTGATTTCCAATGATGTTGGGGTTTTCAGCTCCACTGTATTGCAAACCTTCATGAGCTCCTTGATTTTCTTGTCGACACGATAGTTGCCGATGCAAATGATGGGGTTCATTGTTACCTCCTCGCTCTTTTGCTTCTTCGTTTTCTTTGGACGAATCAATTTAATCAGCGTGTTGATGCCACCCTTGTCGCCATTGTTCATCCCGTCAATCTCGTCCATGATGATGGCAATCTTTTTAATTTTCTTGTTGAACATGCTCATGATGTTCTTGTCGGACATGTTGCGCTCGGTAATGTCGTCGATTACTGATTTGTTCCGGATGTCTCCGGCGTCGTACTTGACAATGTCATAATTAAGCTTTTTTAAAATATCAACGACGAATGATGTTTTACCGGTGCCCGGGTCACCACACACGTAAATCCCCTTTTTGAATAGTGGGTTGTTTTTATTCTGGTCGAACGACTTCAATATTTGCTCGATGTTGGAGGCATGTTCTGTTCTATTTAATATGGCGTTGATGTTCAGCTGTTCCATCTTATATGTTTAGCAACATTCTTTTTATGTTGATTTTGACATAATCCATGTTCCGCTAGAAATTCGGACAACATTAGACGACACTTGTTCGAATCATTCTCTATGCAAAAATCATTTACAAAATAAATGTAATTTTTATAGAGTATGTTTTTGTAAACGTACTGTTTAATGTCTAACCACCGCTTGTAGTTTTCTGCAGTGATTAACTTGAAGACGAAGTCATTGTCTCGCCGGATAGTATCGCGAATGTAGTTCTCGTAGTTGCGAATTGATTTTTTTAGCTTCGAATGGTGGAGTGCATAGTAATGTTTGTTGGTGAACATGTAATATTCTTCCGGAATGAATTCTTTGATTTCGTATTCTACCATATCCTCTGGCAAATAATTAATGTATTCGATGATGAAATTTTTGCGATAATCAACCTTTGGAAAATCAACCTTTGGAAAATCAACCTTTGGAAAATGTTGAGCCAAATCTAAATCTAGAGCTGAATTCATGATAATACTATTACTCTATAATATCTTTTTAAATGAAGAAGATACTATATTTGGCCCCACCTTTCTCAAAAGCCACTCCACAAGGCTGGTTTGGCTCAACAAGGGTGGTTTGGCTCCACCTTTCTCAAAAGCCCCTCCACAAGGGTGGTTTGGCTCCACCTTTCTCAAAGGTGGATTGGATTAGTTGCAAGGGTTTTTCACCCCATATGTGATGCCATCCCAAGCAATATTGCAATCAGTAGCCCAGGTGGACTTGGCGCACGAACCTCTGTCGCCAATGTAAATTCCTTCATTGAAATTCACAGTCAAATGTCCACTGGCAGGTTTGGCACAAGTTCCTTTATTGTTTCCTAAATCTTTTACATTGACGCAACTACCAGACGCATCAGTTGTCCAATAATCGGGACAACTCGGTGTCACGGGTGGCCACGTCTTCTTGTCACTTGCCTTGCTCAATGCAACACCTATAAAGACGAGAGCCGCAATTAAAACTATGATTGCAATAACCACTACAATTGTTTGAAACTCCATATAGAATAAATAAATATAATTTTTCTGTGAATGTAATATAAATGAACTATAACGGGCGAGTCAATATTAAAGGACCAGACACTTCTTATTTATTCAACATGTACGACAAAATACCAGCTAATCAATGTGCTACATTTAGGAATCCGACTGAAGGATTGTGGGACGACACTGACTTATCGCGAGCATTTTTCTCGAAACAAAACATCCAAATACTCCAGAATGGAATCAGGGCTGGTGTCCACAATAAATCAAACGGTCAGTACGTGATTGGTCCCCAGGATTGCGATTCGCTGCAGGTTGTTATGAGGAGCGTCTTTCTGCAGAATTCAGCGAACCAGCCGAACAATATAACGCAGCAGATAGTCGCACTTAACAAATTGGTGCTTAACTATTGCATACAACAAGTCTATAGCGAGGCGCAGGGATATGTAAAGTACATGACCGACGTTAGCACTCTGGTTGTTCCGTTGTCTAATCCCATCATGACGAGCAACAATGATAGGGAACTCACACTGAAACCGTGGTTTTAGACCATTGGTTTGCACCTTTTTACATTTCAAACACCTATACAAAATTATAATTAATATTTTCTACTTGCGGAACTCTGGGTCGTTGTAGTTGTCCTTCACAAAATCGACAGCGCTTTGAATTCCCTCGTGGAGGTCTGTGAACTCGAAATCCGGCAGCATAGTTCTCAATTTTATGTTGGAGGCGGTTTTCTTGTACTGGCCATCCGCGTAATCGCTGTTAAACACCATATTGTCCTCGTAATCGAACTCCCTCGCAATTAGAGTTGCAACGTCTCCAATCGAATACTCTTCGTCAGGCGCAACAATCAAATTTTCTTGATGCAATTTATCAAGCGACTCCATGATTACGAGAACAAGGTCGTCAGAATATATGAATTGACGAAGCGGAGCACCGCTTCCGCGGACCTCAAACGGCGTACCATTCTGCTTGGCAATATAACACTTGTGAATCAGCGACGGAATTACGTGACCGTTATCGAGTGAATAGTTGTCGTGAGGGCCGTATATGTTGGTCGGGATAATGCAGGAATAATTCATCGTCTTGTACTGCTCATTGTACGCTCGACAGTGGACCTCCATCATTCGTTTGGCGTGCGCGTAAGCGTCGTTTGAAAAATGAGGTGGTCCATTGTGCAGCATAGACTCGTCGATTGGGTACGTCGTCTTGTCGGGGAAAACACACGTTGATAGCATGCAAATACACTTGTCTACATTGACATTGTGAGAGCATTTCACAACATTATAATTAATCAGTAGATTCTCCTCCAGCATGTCAACCTTGCATTTCATGTTCTTGTACAATCCTCCGACGCAGGCTGCAAGATGAATCACGATATCTGGGCGGACCTTATTGAAGTAATAATTAGTTTCCCCGTAATCTCTCAAATCACAGTCACGCGAAGTAGAAAAAATAAAATTATATCTTGCTTCGTAGGAAGGTGCGAACTTCTGGAATGCATTTCCGACTAATCCAGACGACCCGGTAACCAAAATTGTTTTTTTTGTAGTTTTCGGCATTCTCGTGATAATTATAGTATCTATTAGAGTAATTTATTTAAACCCTTTAGTACTTTTATTTGGTTTAGTTTGGTTTATTTGGTTTATTTGGTCTTTTTTACTACCTTCTTTTTGGGTTTAACATCTCCTGACATAATCCGCTCTCGGTCTTCCTTGTATTCGGCATATACCTTGAGCAATTGCTCCAACTCATCACTCCACATTTTGTGAATGGTAGTTTCCTTCACAATCAACAACTCGGCCTCCTTGTTGCCACGCTCCTTGAAAAGCTTGTCAACATTTTCTTCAGTAACACTGTCCATTGTCATCTTCGTCAAATATTTATATTCTGCGTCATCATCCATTACATCGAACCCGCTACTATTCAGCATTTCAACCACCTCGGCCTTCTTCTTCTTTCTCAAATCGACGGTTCCATCCAAGTTCGCCTGGATGTACCTTGCCTTGTTCGACAACAACACAAGCTCTCTCTGCAGCGCATTTATCAAATATTCTTTTCTTGAACCATACAACTTCAGTCGCGTCTCGTAATAATCGTCAATTATTTCTTCGACACTATCGTACTTTTTCAACTTGTCTTCCGCGTCGAACAAATGCATGTTAGTGCTCGAGCTCGTCGAATACAACTTGAACAACTTTAACACGCCGTTGCATCCGTAGTCTCCGGCACCACTTGCCGCTGATTCCAATTCATCCAGCTTCCCTTTGACGAATGTGATAGTAAAATCAACATTTGTGTCCTTGCTCATGTCATCGTAATCCTTGATTAGCGAAACAATCTTCTTCCCGGTCTTGTCGACACCTGGGTCCAAGAGCATCTCCAAGTGCTCTTTGAAATCGTCCGTCCAAAACCCAACCGGAAGCTCAGTGACCCTAATTTTATCAGGCCCTACTGTCTCATACTTGCCTTGAATCAAATACTTCTTATCTGCAATTTTGTGAATGGTCCCCTTGAAACCTTCGTAGTACGGAACAAACTCGCCAACGTATGCGTCACCAACCAACTTCGCCTTGAGATAATTGATGATTTGTATTGGATTGTAGCAAATAATCTCGGTGCTGAACCCAGTGCCAATTCCCTTGGAACCATTCACCAAAACCATTGGAATAATCGGCGCGTAGAACACTGGTTCGACAGGGGTTCCGTCATCATTCAAATACTTTAGCACATTGTCATCAAGAGCAGGAAACAGCGTCCGGGTGATTTTGCAGAGTGACGTGAAGATGTACCTCTCCGACGCACTGTCGTCGCCACCTTTCAACCGGGTTCCAAACTGTCCTGACGGGACCAGCAAATTCACATTGTTGGAACCTACAAAGTTCTGCGCCATTCCCTTGATTGCCTGGTTGAGCGATGCCTCTCCGTGGTGGTAGCACGAATGCTCAGACACATACCCACTGAATTGAGCAACCTTGATTTCCGATGTTAGATTCTTTTTGAATGCCGCATACAGAATTTTTCGCAGACTGATTTTCAGGCCATCCATCAAATTGGGAATGCTCCTGTCACAATCGTACTTTGAGAAATGAATCAGCTCCTTGTCGATAAACTCTTCGTATGTGATGCTCGTCTTGTTTGTGTCCAAATACGATTCGCGGTCGTAATCCTCCAACCACTCCTTGCGGTCGTCGGCTCGTTTCTTGTTGAAGACCATGTCAATCGCATCGTCACTCTTTTTACCGGTGTGTTCGAACCCTACGATTTTCTTGTTCTCGAAATATTCGCGAAACTCCTTGCCCGTGCTGGTACCCAACCCCTTGTAGTATTTGATGTTCCAACCCTTATTGTCATTTTCTTCCTTCCACTCTTCATATTCACCATCGTTGTAGAAGTTAATCTCCATTGCACCCTTCTTTGCCTTCAAAATCGGCGTGTTCATGAAACCAATGAACCCTGGAATTTTCGCAAGAGTCGGCCACTCTGACTGAAACAAGTTGATGCCAAGACCCTTGATGTGACTACCATCCAAATCCTGGTCCGTCATAAAGAGAACTTTCCCGTACCTCAAATGTTTGTTGATATCTTCAATACTGTCGTATTCCTTACCCGATTCAAGCCCCAGAATCTTCTTGAATTCGGTGATTTCCTTATTGTCTGCGATTTTCTTCTTCGACTCACCGAGAACATTCATTATCTTGCCTTTCAGCGGATATATTCCGACAGTGTTCCTGTCGTCGGACGACAACCCCGAAACAATACCCGCTTTCGCAGAGTCTCCCTCGCACAAGAGGAGAATGCACTCCTTGGACTTTTCAGTGCCCGCCCAATTGGCGTCTGTGAGCTTCGGAATACCGCGAATGCTCTTGGTCTTTGCCCCATCGGTCTTCTTCGCGGCCTTGTTTTCCTTCACTTCCGTGATAGCGCACGCAGCATTCATCACCCCCATCTTCGCCAGCTTTTCAATGAATTTGTCCGACACGTCGCACTTGGACCCGAACTTGGCAGACGGAGTGCTCATGAAATCTTTGCTTTGGCTGTCAAATGCCGGGTTCTCAATATCGCAACGCAAGAATATTATCAACTGCTCCTTGATGCTGGTCGGATTCACCTTGACCTTCTTCTTCTTCTCAATGTACTCTACCAACTTTCTAGTGATTTGATTCAAAATATACTCGACGTGTTTGCCACCCTTTGCAGTGTGTATTCCATTGACGAACGACACTTGGATGAACTCGCTATTAGGAGACAATCCAACCGCATACTCCCAGCGTTCGCCATTCTCTTCGTAGACACGAGGCGCCACCGCCTTATCGCCAATGTACATGTCAATGTATTGCTGAAAGTTTTTAACGGGAATCAAGTTGGTATTGTATTTTATTTTCAAATTTTTGTCAGTGACCGCGCAAACATCGTACACGCGCTTCTTCAACAATGCAATCATATCAGGGGAGAGTCCGGCAATTCCAAGCCTAGCATAATCCGGTTTGAACGTGATTTTAGTGTACGGCCTCGTCTTGCACTTGGTGATGGACGGCTTGCAAATCTCATCCAAATTATTATTAAACTCTTGCTTGTACTTCAAACCCCTCACGTGGTCGACCGTCTCGACAGACCCGTGCGTCGACCAAATCAACACTAGCTTGAATCCGAACCCATTCTTGCCGCCGACTATTTTTTTCTCGGTCTTGTCGTAATTAGTAGAAGTCCTCAGGTGTCCGAAAATCATCTCGGGAATCCAAATTTTGTATTCTGGGTGCTCTGCAACATCAATTCCGTTGCCGTCGTTCATCATGACAATCGTGCCGTCATCTTCAATTGAAATTTCAATGGTTGACACTGGGATAGAATTAGGAACCTTGTTGGCAATAGCTTGCGCCATTCGAACAACGTGGTCGCGACAGTTGACAATTCCCTCATCGAACAGCTTGAACAACCCCGGAATGTATTTAATATTTTTTTGGACAATCTTATCGCCCGTCTCGTTCATAATCCACAAATCGGAATCGACATACTCGACCGAGCCAATGTATGTATCCGGGTTGTCCAGAATATGTTCCTTGTCTGTCTTTTGTTGATACTTGTCGGCGAGTACGGTGTCCATTGTATGGTGTGTGTGATGTAATATGTATGATTTATACTGTTATTTTTTTAACTGTTTTCATTTTTTAATTTAACTCTCGTTTTCATTTAATCATTGTTTTCATTTAATCCTTGTTTTCATTTATTATCCAAGAACGAACCAGTGTTTTTGATGTTTGTCAAATATAAAACCGCAGTCTTGAGATGAATTTTTCTGTAGATTCGGAAAAAAAGCGCGTAGCTGTAGGACGACTCCCATACACCGACGCATACGTTGTTGCAATGCTGACCAATGTGCATGTCAGTGATTGCATTCACATCTCGGTAGGCACTGAACTTCGGAGTGATAATGTACCTGTAATTATTCTCTCGCATGTAATCAATTACACCATTGTCATAGTCGCTCGCAAGGAAAATCGTAAGGTCTTCTTTAGATAATAGTCTCTTGATGATGTCAATGTATCGGAGCTCAACCAATTTCTTGTACAATACCAAGTCGGCAAATTTAGATTCTGCACCCCAGTGTTGAATTGCGTCCTCTTCGATTCGCAAATGCACAGCGTTTATGTTCTGATTGGCGTCGATGTTGGCTCTGATGAATTCATTCGATTTGCCAATAACGTTCTCATTGAACACAATCGTCTTCACAAATTCACGGAATATATCGCTACCGTCATTGCAGAACAACTTTGTCTCTATAAAATTCAAATTCGCAAAGTCAATGTCGACCCCATCAACCAAGGACCCGTTCGCCGTAACCGCATACTCTTGTTGGAATTCATGATTGTTTACTGAATACGAAACGAAGAGCGAACGCACTCCCCTGATTTCGATGAAAAACTGTCGTTTGAAGTGCTCCCACGGGTCTCCTTTGTATGTGTTGACATTCGTGTTTGCCGGAATTGAAAAACGACGACCGTTATTCGAGCAATATGACTTTGTAATTTCGTTGGTTATGTCAATGTTGTACTTGTCGTTGCCGTACTTTACACTATTGATTTTCAGGTCGACGTCGTAACCGTCAATCAATGTAATATTGTATCTCGATAAGTTTGTATTCGACTTGGGAATGTCGATTATCTCTCCCACATTGCAGTATTCAGACGAATTTATTTCTTTCAAGTATCGACTAATAAAAACAAAATTTATGTTGTTTTTTAAGGCATAACAACAGGTCCCGGCAATCGAGTACAATTGATTGCAGAACCCGACCTTGTTTGTCGGCGTTATATTTAGAAAGAAGGAGTTCATGGTTTGATTTTAATTATTATACATACAAACCAATCTTTATTATCAAATCTACATATTTAAATACAACGAGATATTATACATACATGTACAGACACTTTACGCCCGGCGGGAATTCCGATACACGCCGAATAATCAAATATACCGATTTGTATGCTGCGCAGAAACAAAGTCAAGCCGAACTGAATTGCGTATGCCGAGGGAAAACATACAATAAGGATTTACCGCAGCCGAATTCAGTCAACACGTCTCGACGAATGATAATGGCGCAGCGAATCAAATCGAGCCCAGGTGGTAATCTCCAGTACGGTGGATACTATTTAGGAGAGTCGCCTGCTTATAATTATTTGGGTCGCGTAGCCGGACAACCGGGGGGCAGCGGAAGCGCTCCCAAGAACCAATTTATCTAAGGTAAAATATATTTTCTTCGATAACTTTATAATGACTCGTTTCACAAAAAACGCTAATGGTAAATATGTTGTGCAGGGGAAGACCTTCGAAATGTGGATTGGAACCCGCGCTCAGGTTTGGCACGGGACTGCGTTCAAGACTTCCGGAGGGCTTACCAAGAACAACCTCATTCAGAACAAGGCTGGGCGCATTGTTTCCAAGTCGAAGCACGCGACTGCCAAGAAGGAGAAGCGCCTAGTGAAGGCCGGGTACGGGACCCAGAAGGGGAAGTTCGGGTTCGTCAAGCTCAACAAGACGAAAAGCAGGCGCAGTAGAAAGGGAAAGAGGGGAGGTGCGCCCCTTATTTAGACCCGTAAATAATATAAATAATATTATCATGTAAATTAATTATTCATGACAATATTTTACGCAGCTACAGAGGTTCCTGTTGCTACGTCTTCAAAATCCAGTCGGTTTCAATAAACGTGTCATACACAATGTGCTGCGACAGGTTGAAATACATGTACTTCTCAAAGTATCGTTTGCTCACTACGAAACTGCGCGAGTTGGCGTTGCAGTACTTGTAATAATAATTGTAGACGTCATCAAACGAGATGAGTGCCAGTTTGTGATTAGTTTTCACTTGCTCCTTGATGAATTCGAATGAATTTAAAATGTCGTTGCTCTTGTCCCACAGCGAACAGCTAACGTTCAAAACGTATTTCTCTTCTATAATTTCAATGTCCGGGAGAAAGTGCTTCAATATACGAAGAACATTCTCCTCGCTAATGTTTCCATTTGTCATCAATTGCTCATTACACATCCTCGTCCAGAATTTGAACAATGAGCATATTTCGTCAACCTCAATCTCATTGTCGAACTGTGTTTGTGTTTGCGCATTAGTTACGCTGATGGTCGTAGTCCAAAATTTGATAAAGTCACTGTGAATAGGCAAATATCGACTGGTTATATTGACAAACGAATCCGACGCCTCGTCAAACACGTACTTCTCTTTGAGACAGTTCTTCAGAGTATTGGAATACATCATATTCGGCAAACACAAGTCTGTCAGAAATTGCTTCCATATAAAATGCAAATTTTTCCACTCGATTTTTAACCCATTCGACACTGCGCTATTTTCATCGGATTTGATGTATCTGGCACAAAAGGTGTTCACTATGTCTTCTTGCGACGTGTTTTTCAAGTAGTGTGCGTATCCCTTCAACTCTTCGTCTGATTTGTTTTCGATGAATTTATCAGAGTCGCCATACCGATTCGAGTAATGTGCTGCAACACACAGCAAATTGAGACCGTTTGTTCGGATTATATCTTTCCACATGTCACCTGATAAATTCTCGTTCATCTTAATCAACCGGCAATTCTCGTACGGGTGATTTTCGTGATACTTGGTCATGAAATTGTGAGTAGTGTTGGTGTTGCCAATAGACGCGCTGGCAATGTTATTCAGCTCGTCCAACACCCTTTTAATCTTGTGGCTCACCAAGAAAATATGACTAGTGTTCTTTTTCCATATATTGTCGCCTATAATCGTGAGAAAATATTTAGCCTGGTTCTTGGTTGCGAATACGAATGGAGTCAGCATACTCAATATGCTCTGGATTGTGTCTGTCTCGGGAATCGAATTGAACAAGTATCTGTCCTTGATTTGCCTGATAATATTAATCTTGGTCTTGTACTTCCATTGCAACAAAACCCGGTCTTTAGAAATACTTGAAAGCAACTTGTGGATGATATCATCTTCCTTCACAATTGTGTATTTCTTCCCATTGTATTCGTAAAAACAGTTGTTGTTGGGCAGATAAAAGTACTGGTTCTTGCTCAAGAACACCTGGATGAACGTCTGCTGCTCATAGGAGAGAAACGATTGACGGTTCACTCGTTTTTCGTAGTTTATCATTTCGTTCTCCAGCGTATTGGGCAAGTACGCATTGACGTGATTGACTATGCGCTGAAGCATGTATTCATTGTCCTTGTACTTTTCAAACAAGGATTCAATTGTTTGGTTGCATTTAATTATGTTTTCATTTGATTGCTCCTTGATGGTTGTGTTTGTGTTTGTGTTTGTGTTTGTGTTTGTGTTTGTGTTTGTGTTTGATTCGTCGTCGTCGTTCATTTACACTGCATATTTAATATGTGTTTAAATATTTTTTACAATATAAGTTTTCAAATATCTGTTATTAGTATGGGTGCTGGTATAATCATGCGATATCTGCCAAAAAGCTTAACCGCGAAGGATAGGCAAAAACAACGGAGGATGTTGAACAAGTCTAGAAATCTATACAAAAAGGGGGTCTACTACAACAGAAAAACACTAAAGTCGTACGCATCTCGAAAGTCTAACCACGTAAAGAATGCAATTAGTATGTATGGCGTTGAACGCGTTGGCGCAACCGATGAACTTGCGAGGGCCACCGGATGTTCAAAACATGCTTTAGGAGAAATTATTCGAAAGGGCGAGGGTGCATATTATTCTTCGGGTTCTCGACCTAACCAAACTGCCCAATCGTGGGGTCTGGCTCGTTTAGCCAGTTCGATTACATCTGGCAAAGCAGCGGCCGTCGATTTTAAAATACTTGAACGTGGATGCAAAAAAAACAGCCGCGCGTTGCGATTGGCTGTGAAATCGGTAAAGAGGAACGGGCATGGAACCAGAAGAGTACCAAGAGCAACACTATAGTTCTTTTTTTTCAGTGGTGCGTTCAATCCATAATAATTGCAAAGAAATAACGATTTAAAGATTTAGGTCCAAAAACAATTATAAATGTCCAATTTAACCGAACAATCGAGTAACAATGCATCGACCGACGGAAATGTTTTAACTATCAAGACTGTACAGATTGCGCCCTTCCGAACCCTAATGACTGCGCTGAAAGATATTCTCTTGGAAACCAATATATCGTTTCAGCCAGACGGGATTCGAATCATCAACATGGACAAGTCTCACACGATTTTAGCACACTTGTTTTTGGCGGCTCCTAATTTTGAGTTTTATGAATGCAAAAAGGAGAAGATTATTATCGGTGTTAACATGTTCCACTTGTTCAAGCTCATTAATTCAATTGACAATGACGACACACTCACCATTTACATTGAGAATGCCGATTACGTCGATGGAATCGTTAGTCATTTAGCACTAAAGTTTGAGAATGGCGAAATTAAGCAATGCAAGACGCAGAAGCTGCGACTGATTGAGCCGGAGCCAGAGGAACTCGAGTATCCCGACGTGAAATTCTCTTCCATCATCAATCTACCGTCGGCCGATTTTCAAAAGATTATTCGCGACCTCTCTTGTATTTCTGACAAGCTGGAAATCAAGTCAGTTGGAAACGAACTCATCTTCAAGTGCTCGGGTCAATTTGCATCGGCGGAAATTCACAGGGCAGAGTCTGACGGTAGCATGGGGTTCGTGTTGAAGCAGGATTCGTCCAAGATTATCCAAGGCGAGTTCTCACTGAAGAATCTTGGATATTTCATCAAGTGCACCAACTTGTGCTCTCAGATTGAAGTTTATTTGGAGAATGATTTGCCGCTGGTTGTGAAGTACGATGTGGCCAGTCTCGGAAGCATCAAGTTGTGCCTTGCGGCCTTACCGTCGACGTAATGTAGGGGTTGGGCTAATAATAAATAATAATAATCACATAATATCAAACAACAACAGAACAAGTTTGTACCAATTATTATTATTTCATGTGTCTCATCGATTACAAAAATTGATAAATACTTTATTAAATTTTACCATCTAATACTATATAGGAATGTCAAAAAATTACAATGAATATTTAAGTAAAAAGAAGTGCTGCAATTCGAAAGGGCCTGGTCCTGTTGGTCCCACCGGGGAAGTTGGACCAACCGCGACTGGTATCGATGGGTTGACTGGGCCCGCCGGTGTGCAAGGGCCGACTGGAATGAGTCGCAAGGGCGACACTGGACCAGCCGGCAAAAATTTCATCATTCAACATCCCACATCAAATGACAAATTACTGGTACACGTCTGCTTAGAGGGCCCAGAAGAGGGTGTTTATTACCGAGGTGCTGGTGAAATTACCAACAGTGAATCTGCTACGGTTGTTTTGCCCGAGTATGTGACTAATTTAGCATATGATTTGACAATCAACGTGTCGGCGGTGTATGATGGTTCGGTGAAGATATACAATTGTGGAGAAGTTGAAAACAATCAATTTACTGTTCATGGAGTCAACGGCAAATTCAACTGGTTGGTTGTTGGAAAACGACGAGACATTGAAACCGAGCCGGACAAGTCCGCAGTCACTGTGAGTGGCAATGGTCCGTATTTATGGGTGTAGGGGTAGGGGAACCCAGGTTGTAGGGGAACCCAGGTTCCCCTATGACCCCTCCTGAAAAAGGGAGGGTTTGAAAGGAGTTGTTTTACAACTAATACAAATAATATAAAGAGGTAAGTATATCATTATATTATATGCAGACAACAACTAGAGAATGGTTGATGAGTTTATTAATTGTGAATACTGATAATAATTGTACAACACGAAATGGTATATTATGGAAATCTGTAGCAGGATTCTCACAATGTGGCTGTGTTTTTGCTATTTATCAAAACGATTATAATTATTGTGTTCATTCAGCCGATGAATGGAAAGAAAATGAAGAACCTAATATGGGGTATTATGATAAATCACTAACATATGATGATTTAATCAGTAAAATCGCAAATACTTATGATAAAATAACCGATAAGCGTAATAATTAAAATCTTCATCTGTTTAAAGGAGGGGTCATAGGGGAACCTTGGTTCCCCTAATAAATTAAAATCACATCGTAATATAATACAAATGACAACAAATGGATATTTAGGTGAAAGGAGATGCTGCGATTTGAGACTGCTCGGTCCCGCAGGTCCGCAAGGGCCAACCGGTCTCGGCGCAATCGGTCCCGTTGGGACCACTGGAATTCGTGGTTTTACCGGCCCAACTGGGCGAAATTGTGTGGGGCCAACCGGCCCGTCCAAATCATTCGTGATTGACCATCCTACAAACCCCGACAAGTATTTGGTGCATGTTTGTTTAGAAGGACCCGAAGCCGGTGTTTATTACCGAGGAAAAGGTACAATTACTAACAATCAATCGACTACTATCGACCTTCCGGAGTACGTCGGAAATTTAGCGAACGATTTCACAGTCCAAGTGACCGCCGTGTTTGACGGGGTTGTAAAGGCTTATGCTTTCAGTGAAGTTGTAAATGGTTCGTTCACCGTGCACGGCGTGAATGGGACGTTCCATTGGTTGGTAATTGGAAAGCGACACGACATTGTGGTTGAACCTCTCAAGGGCGACGTGGCGGTGACTGGAGATGGACCGTATCTGTGGATTGAATGAAATGTTGTTGTTGTAATCTTACAATCGAAATTATATATTAAATAAATAACATATAATTTATTATGGCGTCGTCACAAACACCGACCATTGTGTCTGCATTCTTCACAAATATAAACACCCAAACAAGCGAATGGTTGTCGAAATATATTGAGTTTGGTCGCTTGATGTTGCGCGCAAAGATTCCGAAAATCATCTTCATCAGCGAAGACATTTACGATTGGTTCAGCGAAGACTCTAGTGAATTCACCGTCCTGATACCAGTGAATAAGTCAGACATTTACTTGTACAATTATAAGGAGCTATTGACGAATTTCAGTTTGAACACGAACAACCCTAAAAAGGACACGTTTGAGTACATGTTTTTGATGTGTTCGAAGACAGAGTGGGTCACCAGAGCGATTGATTTGAACTGCTTCAATTCTGATAATTACATCTGGGTTGATTTCCGAATCAAGCACATGTTCAAGTGCGGTGACGACGAGTTCATTAAAAAAATAGAGAGCTTGCAAACCAAGAATTACGACAAGGTTCGAATTGCAAGCATCTGGAATCCAAACACGTCCAACTTCAGTGTCAATATCTACAGGGACATATCGTGGTACTTTGCGGGGTCAATGTTCGGCGGAAGCAGGCGCGCACTGATTGAATTCGCAAGTCTGATGAAGGATAAGTGCATTAGTATCATGGCAGAGAGAAACACTATTATGTGGGAGGTGAATATCTGGTATTTGCTGTACAAGGAACATCCGGAATTGTTTGACTTGTATGATGGTGGTCACGACAATACAATCGCCGACAATTATTGAAAAAAATGAATAGTTAATATTGTTTTTGAAGAACAACATTAACAGGAACACAATCACACAACCACACAAGTAGATATGAATTTTGTAGCAATGACTTTCGAGGGACACGTGTCTGATGCAGAACTTACTATTGCCAGTGCCGGCTTTTCTACGGAGATGTGGGAGCCCGAGTTCGGGTGGACTCCATTGGAAAAAGAGGCCGGTGAGGCACCCCATCCACCTCAGATGTTAGCAGCGCTCATGTGCTTCGTCGCATTCTTCATCAAACCAGTTCAGCGCGTATGGACCCATTTAGGAGCTGAAATGCAAGCAGGCAAAACAGGCGTGATTAATGCCTTGACGAGACTTATCCTCAAGAACGCTCGTAAGCTCAAGTTCACTCCTGGTCGAATCTTTGTCCTAACAGGTATGAATGATAATGCTTGGAAAAAGCAGACGAGAGAGCGTCTTCCTTGCGCACTACACGCCAATGTCTTTCACAACGGAGGACTTGTAAATTTTGCAAAGGCTATTGCTAGTCTTGCAGCAGGACAAGAACTATCCAACGTTCTGATTGTCATTGATGAGAGCCACCTGGCGTCTGCAATTAAAAATCGCCCATCTAAACATATATATGAAATGGTTACGCGGTTGTGTCCCCAGGAAAAATGGCAGGAAAATACTATTCGTTTCCTCACGATTAGTGCAACTGACCCTGCCAAGGTGCTAACAATTGCTGGAATAGACAATGCGCAGGTGGTTCGGCTTCAGACAACAAGTGAGTACCAGAGCATAGAAAGCCTTAATGCCGCTAAGCGCATCCGCAGTCTCGAGACCTTCAAGAACATTAACGACCCGTCAGCAATTGCGGAATTAAAGCGCTGTATTGCCGAAGAGTTCAGTGATGCACCTAGGTATCATATAATTCGCGCTCCTTATGGAAAGACCGGAGAAGTCATTGAGAAAATTAGCGAGGCTTTCCCTCACTCACCCGTTGTTAAATTTGACGCTGTTGAGAATGCTCGCCGAAGTTCTGTTGATGACGACGTACGGTCGGATTGTTCGATGGATGACATCAACGATGTTCTTCTCGAGGCACCCGACAAAGATACATTTGTTGTCATAAAGAATATGCTCTATGCCGCAAAGACGCTTAACGATGAGTTTGTGGGTGTATTGTGGGACCGGTTGAGTTCCGGCGGTAAGGATGACACATCACTGCAGAGTCTCGTGGGCCGTGCTTGCGGGTACAACAAGAACAAACGTACAATTATATATACATCAAAAACAACGGTCGATAATTACCTAAGTTTCTGGCGCGAACTTTGTGCCGATGAACGCATGAAGAGTCTTGTCATTACCGACGCCAACAAGGAGAAATTAGCAAAGCGAATGGTCGGAATCGACGCGCACGATGCGGTTGGTGGTGGCGTACAATTTTCGGTAAACTCAAATGTATCTTGCCCTCTTTATGCCGCGGGTGGCGATGCTGAACCACCCGTTGTGCCTGTCAAGCGTCAAAAGGCTGTCGAGTCTAATTTTGAACACTCGTATGTGGAATACTCATCTTTTGAAGCGGCCAAGACTGCTGTGGAAGGAATTCATACACCCAAATACTCTGACGACGGATTCTACCTTACATCGACATCAGGTAGCATCAAAAAGCAACCGTATAGCGCTGTACTGGCAGCTTGCACTGGTAAAAAGACGGCTAACCTCCCGTGGGGTAATCTTGAAGTTGGCGGCAAGTGTAATCGCCTTTACGTTGGATACAAGGATGCGAATGACGTGGGTTCGGCAGTGTTTGTCGTGCGCACCCTCACGCGTATCGGCTGAAATTCATTTGGAATAAAAACAAACAATAAATAATTAAATAATATTTTTTATTAGCTAACAACTTATTGATTTCTAGCACTTTTTGCAACCTTCTTGTAAGTCAATGTAAGTAGTTTTATGTTTTGCTGTCAGTAAATGACTTTCATACAACAATTTCTTAGAGCATTTAAAGTTGCATTTTTTTCACAATAATATTCGTCGATAATTTCGCAACTGGAATTGTAAGTATTCGGAAGTATTTATAACTTACAGAAAAAGTTCCTACTTATTCTTATCAATATAAACCTCCTTGGCAATCATTCGTACAATCTTGTTTTCTTTCTCTTCGTCGGTGCTGGCGCCTCTGCCTCCGTAGGACTCCATTACGATTTTATTGTACTGGTCAGAGTACCTGGAAGCACTGGTGACACAATCTGGATATTTCTCCTTGAATAACACTGTATTCCCAGTGTTCTTGAAGGCCACTCGTCGAATGAGTTTCCTTACCTCTTTATTATCATCGGGCTGCTTTGCCCATTTGCCGTCCTCTTTAATGTACATTGAATGCCTCTTCTCATCACCAGAATGCATGGGTCGCATGTGAATATCAAGGGACCGAAGTTTCTTGATGATGATGCTGGAGATACCTTCGACGTACCCAACCTTTCCTATATTGATAAGGTCATCATACCCAGGCTGAATTGAATCAATAAATTCAGAGATATTCATAGCATCCTTGCAATGCTCATTCAAGAACACATTCATATTAAAGGTTTTATTGTGGGAATTAACCATGTTATGACTATTATTACCAACACCATGTTTACATACTTCTTGAAATGTTTCTATCATTTTACTGTTCTGCTCAAGTAACATACTTTTGAATTCATCATTCTGTTTTAATAATTGAAAAATAACAGTAGAATCTATAGAATTAGACATCCCTACGGGGTTATTTTCTGGTTTCATACACCTTTTCTTGTGTCTCCATAACCCGGTGTTATCCTTATATTTTTTATCACAAATTTGGCACTGGAATTTATTAGTTTGCGATTTATCTGCGATATTTATTGCTGAATCATTGCTAACCATTGCTAAACTAGTGTTTTTGTGTTTTAGGGTTGATAGATGTTTATCATAATCAAATTTGTTAACAGTGTGATAGTCACAAAGTGAACAGTCGAATTTTGTTGCGATATTCTGCGACTTTTGGATTGCCATTTATTGCTTAATACTACAAAATATTATAATTTTCTTGAAAAATATAATTTTCAGAATTTTTTTCATCGTCACAAAGTGAAAAAATTTGTTTTCGGTCACCAGACGCTAATTTTACATTATGGTCACAAAACACAAAAGTTCATGTCTTTTTCGGAAAATCAAAAAACGGACATTTATAAATGTCCATTTTTCATTTTCCAAAATCAATTTGGGAAAAATAATTCAAGGTTTTGTATAATAAATCAACCAACCTACTTAAAGGGTTTTATCAATATAAACCTCCTTGGCAATCATCCGGACAATCTTGTTCTCCTTCTCTTCGTCGGTGCTGGCGCCTCTGCCTCCGTAGGACTCCATTACGATTTCATTGTACTGGTCAGAGCTAACAAAAGCTCTTTGAATTCTTGATTCTGTTTCAGTAACTCTATAATTATATTGGAATCTATTTCGTGCGTTTCAGATTCTTTTTTAGAATCGACTACACCACATTTTTTATGATGATACCACAATCCAACCCTTGATTTATATGATTTATTACACAACGAACATGTGTTATGAATTGAAGAATTATCGGGGGATTCTGTTAAAGAATGTTCAATTTTTGGGTTATTTTTATGTTTAGATGTTAATAAATGTTTGTTAAAATCTTTTTTGTTATTGGTTTTGATGTTGCATATTGTGCAACTAAATTTATGGGATATTGGGGACAAATTTGTTAACATTTGTTATATATTTACTTAACAAAATAATCCCCTAAATAAAACCGAATTAAAAAAACCAAAAAAATATCGTCACAAAGTGAAAATTTTGTTTTCGGTCACCTGACGCTAATTTTACATTATGGTCACAAAACACAAAAAGTTCATGTCTTTTTCGGAAAATCAAAAAATGGACATTTATAAATGTCCATTTTTCATTTTCCAAAATCAATTTGGGAAAAATAATT